GAAGGAGGCCTCTAAACTTTCCAATTGCCACCGAAGAAAGATTGGCGTCGTCATACCTGTGCAAGGTGATACAATCTGGGGCTACAACACAAGTACAGAGGAGTGCCTAACTTGTCACAGGGAAACCTGCTCGGCGGTGCATGCAGAAGTTATTGCAGTAACCCGCTTGGTAGGCATGGCCAAAGCGATGGACGCTACAAGTCTGTTTATATGGGCCGAAGTTCCGTGCAACGCCTGTCTTTCATTCATCAAAAAGTTTTCTACTATCGACCTGATATATTGCCTCTCACCGGAGAGCTACACTAAACAGTATTGTCTAACTCCAAAGCGCATAGAAGAGATCAAAGAGCGGAAGATATACGCAAGATCTCTAGGCCTAATTATCTTGGAACAGGACATGGAGGAGATCAACGATTATGAGCTTTCTGAACATTCCCAAACTTACCTTAAATAGCATAAAAGAGAATGCAAAGATCTGCTTTGTGGCGGACTATCCAAGCCATGCGGATCAGCAATCTTATCAAGGCTACTCCGACTCTGCCGGATCTACCCTTGCTCAGTGTCTTGGCCATGCAGGCCTTTCGATGTCAGAAGCCTCTTTGATCTTCGTCATTCCAGTTGCCTGCTCTCAGGCAGAAAGCCTACGCTACTGGACTCCAAAAGGCGGCTTTACTACGTTAGCGACTGCCCACTTTGACGAGTTCAAACAAGCTGTAGAAGAGGCAAATGCTAATGTATATGTCCCCCTTGGTGAGATCGCCCTCCAAGCGATGTCAACCAAGAAAGGCATTACAAAGTGGCGGGGATCTATTCTTTCTTCGATAGACTTTTACAATAACGTAAAGATAATTCCGACCATCGATCCAAGAGTGGCCATTCGGCAATATCTTTATCGCTATTTCATCTCGGCAGATCTGAAAAGAATAAAGGCCGAATCAAACTCTAAAGAGCTCAACCTTCCGAAGAGAAACCTCATAGTTCAGCCGAGCTTCCTCGAAGCTAAGGCTTTTCTACAAAGTTGTTTAAGTGCCCCACAGGTAGCGGTCGATATCGAAGTTTATAAGATGGAAGTATCTTGTATAAGCTTCGCACCTTCGCCTACCCTCTGCATGTCTGTTCCCTTTGACAGCCGGTGGACTATCGAAGAGGAAAGAGAGCTCTGGCTTCTTGTTGCTTCTATCTTGGAGAACGAAAGCATAGAGAAGATATTCCAAAACGGAATGTTCGATATATCTTTTCTGTTCAAAAAGAATAAGATAAACACCAAAGGCTATATACATGATACAATGGTGAAGCACAATCTGAACTATCCGGACTTCCCAAAAGGTCTTGGCTTTATCACATCTTTGTACACAAGAGAACCTTATTACAAAGACGAAGGGAAGACTTGGTTCAACGATTTAAAAAGCGGAACAGGTTCGATCGATCAATTCTATTTGTACAACGCAAAAGATAGTGCTGTCTGCATAGAAGCAAATGATCCCATAACTATTGAACTCAAGAAGTTTAGGAATACAGAAACTTATGAATTCAACCAACGGTTGTTTCGCCCTCTCCTTTATATGATGGCCAGAGGTATATTGGTCGATGAATCTGCATTGGCAGAGCACAGAAAAGAGGCAAGAGAAACAAGAGATAGATTGCAACAAAAGCTTAATGAGCTCTGTGGCTTCGTTCTTAACGTCAGCAGTCCGGTACAATGTAAGAAGTATTTCTACGATACTTTGAGATACGCTCCCCAGACGAAGAAGAGCAAAGATCCTAAGACCGGCCAGCGTAAGGAGTCTATCTCGACAGACGACAAAGCAATGAAGCGTCTTATCCGCAAATACAACTCTGAAGAGGCCAAACTTGTTACGCAAATCCGGAAGTATAGAAAGCTCATAGGGACTTATTTAGAAGTCCTGTATGATGATGATAAACGTCTCAGATGCTCTTTCAACATGGCAGGGACGGCCACAGGTAGACTGTCAAGCAGCGAGACAATCTTCGGCACAGGGACAAACATGCAGAACCTTCCTAAATCGTTTAAGAAGTTTCTCATCGCTGATCCTGGTTGTGTAATAGTTGAAGTTGATAAAGCCCAAGCAGAGTGGGTAGCCACCGCCTACGTTGCCGGCGATGCCAGGATGATAGAGGCCTGCGAGAATAACCTCGACGCTCACGTGCATACGGCCAACCTCATGTTCGGCATCCCAAAGGAGTTGATCTTCAAAGAGCATGAAGTGCTTGAGACATCTACGGATGAAGATTACATCTTGGAGCAGCGCCAAAAGCATGTTCCGGAGATCCTAAGTTATCGGAACCTCCTGCCAAATATGTCCTGCAGGCAGGCCGGCAAGAAATGTCTTGTTGCAGGCACCGAAGTATTAACACCGCAAGGCTGGGTTGCAATTGAATATCTCGACCGAGGCGCTAAAGTTGCACAGTGGAACACAGATGGAAAGATTACATTCGTACAACCGCTTGAATACTTTGAATACGATAACACAGATAATGTAATCGAACTATCTGCTAATCACGTGCATCAAGTTGTGACGCCTAATCACAGATTGTACATTAGGCAAGATAAAGGCAGAGCCAACCTTGCAACAGTAATAACTGCTGGAGAGCTAGATACGAGCCAGACACATTGGAATCTTCCTACATCTGGAAAGTTTTGTGCAACCACAAAGAGCGCAATAGCCCTAACTCCTGATGAGATTCGCCTGTTAGTTGCTATTCAGGCTGATGGAACTATCGATAATTATGGCAGTGTTATATTGAAGTTTGAAAAGTCGAGAAAAATCAAGCGCCTGCAGGGAATCTTAAATAATCTTGACCTTCGTTACACCAATGAAGGTGGTTATTTCTTCGTGCATAATACAAATAGTTTGATTAAAAAGCTAGTTTATTTCTTAACAAAGCAAAAACTTTTTGGCAGCTATCTTCTGGAGAACACAGTTGAAACTCTTAGCGCCTTCATCGCGGAGGTAGTATTCTGGGATGGTTATGCAGAGAAGAATCAGTACTTTACAACTGTTGAAACAAACGCAACCTGGGTTCAAACTATTGCGCATCTAACGAATCATAGAGCTACTGTTATTGAGCGTCCACCTACAGGTTACGGCAAAAAGAATCTATACTGGGTTAAGATAGGAAAAAGCACTGGAACATCTTTAGTTAGTTTAACAAAGCGAGAACTCGGTTACAAAGGATCTGTGTACTGTTTAGCAGTTCCGTCAACATTCTTTCTTGTACGATCATCAAACAAGATTAGTGTAACCGGCAATAGTAACCACAGTTTCAATTACGGGCTATCGCCCCAAGGCTTTGCTATCCAATACGATATGGAGCTTCGCTATGCTAAGCAATGTTACTCCCTATATCATAATGCATACCCAGGACTTACCCTCTGGCATCAGCATATACGAAATAAGCTTGGTAAAGACAGAACACTTGAGAACTTATTCGGACGAAAGCGACGCTTCCTTAATAGATGGAACGACGATCTATTTAAAGCTGCGTATAGCTACATCCCCCAATCAACAGTTGGCCAGCTCCTCAACTATGGAATCGTTGAAACTTATTATCAACAGGATATGGAAGGATTTGAATTCCTTAGGAAGTGGGATCTCCTAAACCAAGTTCATGACAGTATGGTCTTTCAATATCCTTTAAACGATTTAGAAGGCCTCGCAAAGACTATCAAGCAGATCCAGAAGAATCTTGATCCCAAACTTTATTGCAACGGAAGGGAGTTTGTAATAAAGACTGATTGTAAGATAGGCCTGAATTGTAAAGATCTCTTTGGAGTTGATCTCTATGCAGAAGAAGAGACTCTCTTAGCACAGCTAAGGCAAGTTATCGAAACTAAACTACACAAACCAACCGAGGCAACTATAGACCTGAACGATATCGACGAAGATGAAAGCGAGGAAACTTCCGATGATGAAAGCGAGGTCTAGGTATGCAACGAAAGTTTCCGGATTTCCTATCAGCCTATTTGAAATACAGCGAAAAGAGCGAGCCTCCTATGAACTATCATATCTGGACTTGCCTTTCGGTAATAGGCGCAGCTTTGCAGAGGAAAGTATATCTTAGATGGGGCTTCAAGACTTTGTATCCTAACATCTATGTTGTTCTCATCGGCCCTTCTGGTTGCAGAAAAGGAACAGCGATGAACATAGGGAAAGACCTCCTCCAGGAGATCAACGGAATCTTGATGGCATCTGAAAGTACAACACGTGAAGCCCTTATTCGGGACATGAAAGAAGGAATCAATACCTTCACAGATGTAACAGACGGCATGCTTAAGTTTCACTCCTCCGTGACAGTGTTCTCTGAGGAGCTTTCCGTCTTCCTAGGTCAGCAGAATATAAAGTTCTTAGCCGACTTAACAGATTGGTTCGATGCATCTGATCAGTGGACATACAGGACGAAAGGCTCCGGTACTGATAAGCTGGTAGGAGTCTGTGTGAATATCCTTGGAGCGACAGCACCGGACTGGCTTCGGAGTATCCTCCCGCAAGAGGCATTCGGCGGAGGCTTTACAAGTCGGGTAATCTTTGTTGTCGAGGACTCGAAGAAGCAGATTGTCCCAGATCCGAGGATACCCGAAGAGATCCAGCAGATGCGTCCAGCTCTTGTGCATGACCTAGAAATTATCAATAGCATGACAGGGGAGATGATATTCCAAGAAGATACAATGCAAATCTATGCAGACTGGTACACGAAGCAGAGTAAGTCTCCTGCTATTAAGGATCCACACTTTGCCGGCTACTGTGAGAGGAGGGCCATCCATGTCTTGAAGCTAAGCATGATCTGTTCTGCGTCTCGAAGTAATGAGAGAGTAATAACTCCGAATGACTTTCAAAGAGCTCTGGCACTTCTGGAATCTGTAGAGCCTAAAATGCCGAGAGCCTTCCTCGGCCTGGGTAGAGCAAAGTATAGTGAAATGACGGCTCAGATCTTTGAATTCATGAAGAAAGTAAAAGTGGCAAGCCAAGCGGAAGTGCTGAATAAGTTCGATCTTGATCTCGATGAATATACTTTGCAGCTTATTATGAAGACGCTGGCTGCACGTAAAGTTATCGAGATTGTCTACGATTCCTCGAGAGGGGAATATACCTACAAGTATACAGGGAGCTGATATGACCTATGAAACTTTTGAGAAATGCTTCGAAGCTAGAGTAGACCTCTGCCGGAGAGTGTTAATAGGAAAGAACACAGAGTACGCTAGGGGAGGAGACAAGCTTTCTAACTTCAAAAAAGCTGCAGGTCGCCTTGGAACTACACCAGAGACTGCCCTCTTGGGAATGGAAACAAAGCATTCGATATCAATCGTAGATATGATCCAAGACCTGGAGAGGGGCATACACCATAGTATGGAAAAGTGGGAAGAGAAGATAGGCGATGAACTTAACTATCTCTTCCTCTTGAGAGGCCTACTGGAGGAGAGATATGGAAAACGAGACTGAGGAGTGTCCAGTCTGCGGGGCACCGATGCATAAAGTAGGAAACTGCACAAAGTGCCGGCGATGCGGCTATTCTACCTGCGGTTCCTCTTAGTTAATATTGAAAATTTCAACATCAAACTTAGAACAACGAAGGGAGGCTCTGTAAAAGAACCTCCCTTTTCTGTTCTCTACTGAAGATAGGAAGTATCCTGCATTCTTGGGCTCGGAGCAAAAGCTCTTTCCGACATAGGCCTTGCAAAGCCAACCGCAGCATTGATAGGCACACCAAACTTTGCCGGCAACACACCGATAGAGGCCGCCTGAAGGGCCATGATCGAAGACCTATAGAGGTTATTAACATCTTGATCTGTATAATCATCTATTGCAACATTATACAAAGACTTGCCGCCCCTCCCAAGAGTTTCGAGAAGTCCAAAAACTGGACTGTCCAACGCCAGGCCGGTCTGCGGCCCAGCTCCTGGGATCAACGCACTTCCGGCAGCCTCAGCAAAGATACCTGCTCCACCGCCTGCCATGAAGATTCGCCAAAGGAACTTAACAATCCCATCTTTCTCCAAGACTTCCTCAGGATCTTCGCCCTGTAGGAGAAGTTTAACAAGAGTTATCAAGGCTCCGCCGGCCAACGAACCTCCGATAACTTTCATAAACTTTCCATGCTCCCCATCCTTCAAGAGTCGAAGCATCATTCTGTGTTGCTGAAATGCAAAGTTCTTGAAGAGCATAAAAAGCTTGCCGAGTGGATGGCCTTGGACTATCGAAGGCGTTCTCATCGGATCCAGCACATGGTTGGAATCTTCTGTGAAAGCTAGAGCGGCCAACCTAAGATCTTGAGAGATCCACTTCTGTGATTGCAAATAACCAGGTTGAAGGACACTCTCAGGTCTGATGCCTAGCCTCTTGAGACGCAGTGCCAACTTAGGCGTCTGCCTCTCTATGTATCGCAGCGCCGTCTCGGTTGCGTATAGCTTACCTACGATAGCTCCTACAATCCTCATTGCACTATCCATCTGGGTGATACCAAAACTCCGGAGAATCTTATCCGTCTTGAGGCGACTCTTTTCATCTTGCACAACATCATTAAGCTCTCTATTCACCGTAAAAGCAAGAACACCTGCGAGCTCTGCCCACCTCTTTTGGCCTTCGGCAGTCTTGCCACCCCAGAGGGACGGCAGCACAGTTGCGAAGCCTTTCACAAGATTCCGATAGCCGGCCATAGCCCCCATATTGACCATAACGCCAGGTTGCACCAGCACAGCATGCTGGAGAAGTAATCCTACGGAGTACATAATCCCTACAGACATGGCCGTCTTAGATTCTTTCAACAATCCCTCTTCAACTTTCGCCCCAAGAACTCTTTGAATCAGATCTCTAGCTTTGCGCAGGCCCTCAGAGTCACGGCTCTCTTTAAAGTATTTCATAGCCATCTGAGCTAAGGTAATATCCGGATCTGCGCCAAACTCCCTCAGGCCGGCCAACCTCTTCGAGGCCTGCTGAACATACTTTGTATAAACCTCAACAGGATCAGTGATCCAACCTCCGAGTTCAGTCTCCCTAGCCATCTCAATATTAGCAAACTTATTCATCCTAATTCTATTTTTGTTAAAATCTTGAATCAATCTCTTAGCATGTGCTCTATCCTGAGCTTCTCCACTGTCTAACAAACTCCGGATCATACCCTCTGTAGGATTGGCGAACCATTCATCTTTCCACATATGCGGAAAATATATATCAGACATATCTTTATTGTATTTGAAGAACTCAAACTTCCCGCCCTTCTTGTAAATCTTAACCTGAAGCATCTCCATCTCTTTACCAAACACACGGTTGATGGCTTTAATAAGATGAACGAAGTTCTCCTCTTCGGGAGTCGCTGCAGGTCTTTGACCGCTCACAACTTCATAGAGACTCTCCCGCTTTTCTGGCGTATCAAAAACCTGGGCATATCTATTAAGCCTGACCAGATAATCCCTCTGCATGATGGTCTTTGTAAGGAGGAATCTTCTCAACCGGAAAGAGAGCTCTCTGCCTGTGGGCGTGCTATCCAAGAAGTCTGCGGCAGAACTCTGTGCCCACGCCAGCGTCTTTGCCATACCTCTCAAGCCGGATTGCCCACTTTCAGCTTTCTCAAACTCCTCTCTGTATTGCGCCAGCGTCCTCTCACTTTCAATATCCAGTTTAGAGCCGGTCTTAGATAGGAGAGCCGTCTGCAGTTTGTTGATCAAAATATCTTTGGAGATAGTTGTAAGACTTTGAAGAGTCCCATCGCTTCCTTCGATAACAACATCTTTGGTAGTACCATCCTCTTGAGGCATAGCCACAGTTTGGTTGGGAAACATAGCTTGGATTAAACTAGACAAGCCTTCACGGCCAGTAAGATCGTTGACCAATCCAAGCTCTTCGGCCAACCTATAGATAGTTTCGTTCTGACTGAATCTGCTCTTGTGCCTATTATATCTAGCGATGCTCTTCCGAATATCTGCTCTGGAGAAGCCAAGGCTTTCCATAACCTCAGCCATAGAGAGGCCTTTAATCTCTCCGTGTTCCCGAATAGCATCCATGTTTGTTAGGAATCTGAAAAGCTCATCCTTTCTTTTTTGAAGAGTCTCCGGCTTTACTTGGCGGGCCTTAGTTTTCCTATTCGGCGCGGGGCGGACCTTTAAGATACCTTCATAAGGACCTTCTTTTATCTCTGTGTATTTCAAAGCTTTCTTTGTTCTTACAAAAGCAAGGTCATCAGACATGCCTTTTTGTAGCTGTAAAGTTACAATACTCTCATAAGGAACTTTTCTAAGCCGCAGGCCTGTAGTTGTAAGTGCACTTCCGACATTTATATCTTGCCTGTCTACAACCTCGAAGCCTAAGTCTTGCAAAGCCCTGATATGCCAATCGGTAGCTTGGACACGCCCACCATCTGTTATAGTTACCTCAGAAGATTTCGGAACTCTCGTAGCATAGAAATCTTTCATATTAAGAACGAAGACTCCACCAGGTTTCAGCACTCTTGTAGCTTCTTTATATATCTCTTTGTGTAGGGTTTCATAAGCCGGCCCCCATTGCATACCTCCAGCGTTGCCCTCTCTGAGATCCTTTCCCGCAGCGGTTGTATATGTATGCACCCTGCTAGGCGCCTTGGACGACATCTCGTTACCATATACAGGAGATGTTACAATCGCATCTATGCTATTTGATTGGATATGATCCAGCTTTCGTGAATCCCCTATATTAGGAAAATCTACTCCATTGGCCTGCATACTATCTAGCGTTGATCTATTATTATACTCAGGCTCAATTTCATTTGCATATACATCACCGGTAAAACCGAACTTCTTTACTTGCCCAATCTTTCCAACACCGCCAAAGATATCAAGAACATTCTTGGCTTTGTATTTCTGTAGAATATCTGCAAAGGTAGGAATAAAAGTTGACGTATAGGTAGCTGGATGATTTGTCTTATGCTTATCTGTCCGGACAAAAGCAAGGTCGTCACTCAAACCTTTGTAGGATGCAAACGAAAGTTCATCATTCGAAAACTCATCCACCATCTGCAAAGTATTAAGGAAGACCTCTCCCGATCTGGCATCCGTTCTTACAAGTCTGGAAGCGTCCCTATCGGATAAGTCTGAAAACGCCCTTCGACCACATTGCCCAAGCTGGACACGGATATTATGCGGAGTCTCAATAGCCATGCGCATAGCTCGTATGGACTCATCTTCTCCCGCTGTTCTCACATAAAGAGTATCGCCTGTTTCATATCTGACCTTATTATAAGTCTCGGCTGCCTCATCCCTTTCAGCTTGAAACTCAGCTAGCGCAGCCTCAAAAGATCCAGTTGATTGCATCCTTAAGATAATGCCATAAGCTAGATCCCACTCTTTACCTTGGTACCTCCTCTGTGCTTGGTCTGCTATACGCCCGAGATTAGTAATAACAAGATCCCGTTGCATCTTCAAAGCTTGCGTTACAAAATCACTTGCTTCTTCGTAGGCCTGCTTTTTCTCTTCGATAACTTGAGCCATCTGCCCAGGGCTGGAGCCACCTGCAAAGTCCTCGATGCCCTGTATCTGATGTTGGATTTCATGAAAGAGCGTTGTCCAAACAGTCTCGGTTGATCGAGCATAGTTGATAGTGATCTCAGATCCATGCCAACTAGAGCTTCCGGCAATCTCTGAACCTGGTTCGTTGACAAAAGTTACTTTAAGATCCCGCAGCTGAGGATAAACGGTAAAAAGATTTGGATGATCAAAAATCTTATCGAGTGTAAGCTTGCCGGCCTTCGACTCAGATAGCCAACTCTTAGACAGGATACCGCTACCCGGCTTTATAAGTACACCTGTAGGTGTAGCTTTCCACCGCACACCTTCGTTAGATATAACAGCTTTATCCCGCCCATCAATAGGATCACGATAATGCCCTAAGATTTGACTTTCATCTAGATTATTATGCACAGTTGTGAAGCCGCCAATAAGATCATCCCCTTTTGCCGCATGCCCAAGAGAGACCTCGGCCAGAGTTGTATCCGCTCCAGCTCTGTGAAGCTCTTTAACTTGATCTTGCAAAACAGTTTTGTTCTTTATCGAAGCTTGGATCGCCTCCCCACTTTTCTCTTCCACAAAATCTTTTAAAGAGGCCTCAATAAGATTCCTCACATCAGCAGATACTTCTGTATAATCCTTACCGTCGAGCTCAAAGTAAAAGATAACCTTCTCAGAGAGGCCTTCAAATGTCTGGATTCTCTCCGAAGGTCTTTTCCGGTTCCACCAATCTTCAGCAATCTCCCGAACTTTTGTATCGACCACATCGAAGATAGTTGTCTTAGCTGGAGGGTCTGCCACCACACTGTGTTCTTCGATAATAACGTTTGGCTCTTCAACACCTGTGGTCTCTGGAGCACTTTGAATTGCCCCATAAAGTTGTTCAAACAATCCAGGATATTCTGTTTGAAACTTTTTAATATCCTCCCGCAGAGGGTAGAGTGTTCTATTAGCTTGGTTATCCGTCAACACAGGAGTGCCCAGAATCCCAGGCGTGAACTTTGAAAAAGCACTGTGTTTCCCGCCAAATATCTCTAAGAAAGCCTGCTTTGGTGTAATTCCACTTTGTTCTGCAACTTCAAAGGCCCTCTCCCACATCTGGGCAAGTCGCCGGCCACTGACTGTATTCTTAAGTTTCTGTCCCTCTACCGTCTTTAAGGTAGCCTCTGCAGCTTTCTTTGCCCTCACACCAGATGGATTTTTCAAAGAAGCTACAATAAACAAATCTCTAATGTTGGTAGCCACCATTCTTGCGGCGTCTCTCGAAAGCATGCGAGAAGCATCAATAGGGATTGTCAATATAACAGCTTCGCCTTTTCTCACAGCGATCTTGCCATCCATTTCTTTATAGTTATATCCAGTCTGCTTCATATCCCCAACAGTTATCTTACCCCAAATACCTGCTTTCTTGTACAACCGTTGGAAACGCCAGCTATCTTTGATTTTGCGCTTCCCATCTACGATTTCAAACATACTATTGAAGACGGCCTGAACAAGAGGATTGTTTGAAACATCTTTGATGTTGAAATTTTCAACACCAACTTCGGTCGCCTGCTGTGCAGCTTCAGACGTCTCAACAGCTGCAGGCGTCTTCGAAGAATAGAGCCAATTAACAAACTGATCGAAACTCTCCACGCCTGTTGCGATGTCTAAATAATCTTCTTTGAACTTCGCCCAGAGTTTTGACAACATCTTAGCTAACTTAGCCCAGCGCCTTTCAAGAACACTCTGCACTTCCGGACGCTTCTGCATAGCGCTAGAGATCTGATGAGCCTTGAATTCTCTAAACACTCTTGCGATGTTGCTGTCTTTACTTTCGTTCTTACCTTGAGATATAACTTTTTGAACAAAAGCTGCAGGGTCCTTCATCTGTTCGAACAAATCAGGAGATACAAAAGCCGCAGCACTTGGGCTTTTTGTCCAATCTTCGAACGACTTCGCTATAGCTTGTTGCATCTCCGGCGTTGTTTTGTAAAAAAACTCATAATCTATCGCATGTCCCATGCCTTCGTGGAACAAGGTTGATAGTTGCATCTTCGCCGGCATCTCTTTAAATCTGCCGACGATTGTATAAGTTCTCTTGTCTCCCTCACCAGTTATAAAAATCCTCCCTGCGCCTAGCTCTTCCACAGTATGAGCGTTGCTTTCAAGATACTTCAAAGCATCAGCGTTCTCAGGGCTCTCCAGATCTGTGAGATCGAACAAAGATACCTTAGACTGCATACCGATGTCACGATGAATATCTTCTGTAATCTTCCCCAATCTTTGGTCTACCCCACCTGAGGTAAAGACACCAAAGCCGGGCGTGTCTAGAAAGTTTTGAAACTTTGAAACCTGTTTCGGAGCCTCCCCAGTTGGCTCTTCCGGATAAGTGGTTACTCCATCAATCTCTATACTCACATCCGGCTTCGGAGGTCCTTCAACAGTTTGCTGCTCCTCAACAGTTGGAGAGGCCTCCCCAGCAAGGGTCTCCTTCAAACTGTTGACGGCACCATCAAGCTTTGCCTTCGCCTCAGCTGTGACAGCACTCTCCTGAGATACATACTCTTCCGGCTTAATTTCGAACGCCTCAGCTATATCGGTCTGCCTCTGCTTTAGCTCTTCCACAGAGATCGAAGAGCCACCGACATCTACTGTAGTTGCGCCTTCAGATTCAGCCTGCTTAATAACTTGATCCATCTGCACAACTGCGGCATGTGCCTTATCTTGATAGGCTCTCTGCACAGGCTTTAGGGCAACGCCCATAGTTCCGCCCATCACAGCACCGGAGAGGAAGTTCTTAGCTGCACTTTCCAGAAACTGACCGGAGGCAAAATAATCTTTGATGCCACTCAACCCAGCTGGAACAGTGCCTGTACCTCTGTAACTATCCTCCATATCCTGACCAAGGCCGGCCAAGATCTCTTGAGACCCCTCACTTAAGGTAGCCTTAACAAGGGCAGGCGTCAACGCAGCTCCGGCCTTCGCAGCCTTGAAGAGCTTTGTAATAGCTCCTATATTCAGCATCTCTGTGATGCCTTCAACGCCGGCATGGTACAGCCCGGCATTGGTAGCATCCTCTTCAGAATCCCCCATCTGCAAGCGTTCATTTACCTTCTGACCAAAGACCTGACTGCCGAGAAGCGTCGCAGTTAGAGAACCCCCAGCAAGCGGGCCTGCTACAAGAGCTGCAGCAGTGCCAGCAAGGGTGGCCGGCATACTCTCTGTTATGCCTTTGCCAACTTCGCCAACCCAAGTCTTTGGCTTATGTATAGCATCAACTTCCTTCCTAGTCTCCTTTGCCGCATCTCTTAGATCTTCCGCACTCTTCCTTAGCTCGGTAGAATCGTATAGAGAAAAGCCAGCTTCTTCTTGTCTTTGAACTTCTCTTGATCGAATATCTTGAATCCCAGCAAGCGCTTCTGATATTCCAGCGCCTGCTGATTTACGTATAATCTCTGGATTGAGCAAAGGCTTTGCGATATCTTCATTGAGTTTTGAAAGCCAACTCTGCTGTGTTTCCTCGATATCAGCTGATGGATTCAAACTTACGTTAGGGAGGCCTTGCAAGCCGAGATTGTCCAGACTACTTGGGGTGGTCGACTGACCTTGTAGATGCCCCAAGCCTAATTCCTCAAGAGTAGCCATATCGATGTCTCCTATTTTGCGTAACGATTAGTTGTTCTGGAAACTGCTCCGCCTGCGCTGCCGCCTTGCCCTATTGAAGTACCTATCATAGAAGTCATCGGAACGGCAATACCAGAGGTGTCTGGTATAAACTTGTTGTTCCTATCCAAGTTTCCGTAGACCCAACCTTTCTGTCCCAGTATAGCGTAGTCAAATGTCCGAGTTCCCTGTGAAGTAGGGACCTGATGGCGACGACTCAATGGTACGATAGCTCCAACAGATGCACCACCGTATGCCATCTTTTTAAGATACTCATAATCTCGTTTCCACCATTCCGACTTTTTGTCATTCTGCAGTTTGTCGTACATAGTTGCGGATTCTTTCTCCAACTCAGGGTTGAAGAATATCTTGCCGGACTGGTACAGATCTGCCAAGCCTTTCTCACCTCTTGCAACGGAGTCCTTGAGAATCATAAGCTCTCGATCCATCTTCTCTCGCTGCAAACCTATCTGTGCGGCATTCCTTCTATCTGCGCCAGCTTCCTGAAGCTTTTGAATATCCATCTGGTTTGCTCTATTAAGAGCGCCCTCACTAACCCTGGTTGATAGATCCTGAGCATTTGTATACAGCTGCCCTGCAGTTTGCATATTAGATCTGCGAGATCCTGCATCTTGCGCATGCGCATCAACAAGAGCCTTCTGCTGTGCAGTCTTGCCGAATATTGCATCTGAGAGAGAAGTAGCTTTGCCGGCCTCTGCCAAAGCGTCAGGCCGATTTGCCAGGGTTTGCTTGAACATCTCCGGAGTCATAGTCCAAGCTTCGGAAGCACCAAAGTTAGCTGCCGACGACGGACTTCCGTTGCTGATAAAGGCCGCCTTCAAAGCGTTAGGATCAATAGATCCAAAAGTCATCTGACTCACATTGGAGGCCATATTAGGTTTGTTCAGCTCATTCATCTGAGCGAACAAATCCGAGAGCGATGGAGTTTTCTCTGTTTGAGTTTGCATATCTTTATCTCCTACTGATACTTCTGTGCCAGCGAAAGATCTTTATTTTGCACATCACCAGCGCCTGTCGAGGGACTAAGGCCGTCCGGTCCTGCAACTCCGGCGACAACCTTCCCTGTGCTTTGGCCAAGGATTTGTTTCAAGATATCTGTCATGCGTTTTTCTTTCTCGGCTTGAGCCAGCTGAGCCATCTTCTGGCTACCCATCTGGGCTGCGAGTCCGCCAAGTTTGGCTTGCCAGCTATCTTTCGGTGCAATCGCACCTGCGATACCGCCGGCCATGTTTTGAAAAGCCGAAGGAGTCATGCCGAGAATAGATCCTTTCTCCACGTTCCCAGTGTGGAAGGCCGCATCATCTGCAGAGATCTTCCCACTGTTAAAGTCAGCCCAGATATTATCCATCTTACCTTGACTGGCCGGGCTATACTGTGTCCCAGTTTGCAAAGCTCCGCCATTACCGAAAAGACCTGCGAGTTGTTCAAACATCTTCTTCTCCTCTCACTTAGTTGATATTGAAAATTTCAACATCAAAGTTAAAACAAACCACCAGCTAAGCCAAGCAATCCACCTGCTGCGGCTCCCCAAGGACCTCCAACAGAGGCTCCCATAGCTGCACCAGACATTGCTCCAGAGAGGGCGCCTCCAATTTTTGAAGCCCCCTTCTCTTTTGTACCTAGTGAAATAGCTGCCCCACTGATCGAAGCTAATGCGTTATTAGCATGCTGGAAAAGCTCAAGATCCCATTGCAGATCCTTCGAGAGCATTGTACTATAGTGGTCATCCAACTCTCCCTTGAGGTTATAATAATACTTTATAACATCCGCCGTAAGGCTTGGAACGGTCTTCTTCAGTTCAATATAGGCAAGGGTTTTCTTCAACGTAAACTCATTGTTCGCCAGCACAGCCTGTTCAATGTTCAACCTCTCCCGAGCCAACGCTTTTGTCTTACCTTCCCAAATCAAGGCTTCGCCAACCACATAAGCAGATGACATTACAGCACCTATTGATCGTAGACTTCCCTTGAACTTCGGCAATATATTCTGCGTAATATCATCATCAAGGGCGGTCTCTACTTCAGTGAGGAGATCCGCGGCAGTTGTATTAGATGCATAACCTGAGAAGATTGTATCAAAGTTTAGAGTCTGGTAAGCCTCCAAGAGATCAAACACCCTTGCGTAGTCTGCAATATCTTTGCCGGATCCCATAAAGGCATATGCAATCGGCTCGGAGTTTGTAACATAATTATAATAAGGAGAGTTGCCACCGGCAGCATAGTTGAAGGCATCGATAACTGAAACAACCGGCGTATCTGCCCCGTCATGATCCAAGATTCGCCCATGAAAAGTCTTCATATATGCCGGATAGTCTGTCGCACCACTAGTTGATCCGCCACCGCTTCCCATATTACACCTCCTTTGTCAACAAAAACCGCTTTGTATAACCATTCCTCTGAGCCAGCATAACAATCCTGTCGGACTCTGTAATAGTTGATATCGACCTACAGTTGTTGGAGATTGCAAACTTATCTAAAACTGCCGAAGCTTGAAACATAATCTTTTCTGGAACGGCCTGATAAGCATAGATAGAATCCACAAAAAGTGTTTTCTCTCCAATAGATTGTTCAACCCCAATGCGGGTAATCATAAAGCCTATGAACTTCCTATCCGGAATTTCTCCATCCAAGACTATCCAACACTGTGCTTTTTCTTTCAACAAAAGAGAGAGCATCCATCTAAGATGCTCATTCGTACAAGTGTTGCGAGGGATAAAAGTTTCAGCAATTGCAAATCTTATCATTTCCCAATACTTCGGAAGCTGACTCGGCAGAAGTTTTATAATCATAAGATATCACCATTCACTCTTGGAGTATAGCCAGGCGTATAGCCGGCACCAAATCTTTTATCCACCTTACAAGCTTCTATTTTCAAACCTTTGATGGCGATGCCTGAAGATGAGGCATTGCTATAACCTATGGAGAACTTACTCCCTGCGAGGGGATACTTCGAAGACTTAAGACTATTCAACTGTTTGTAGCCCTGCGTCTTTGACAGATCATCTCCGTAGATAATAACCTCCCCTGTTGTCGAAGAGCCATCATCTAGATAGACCTCCTGCAGATACTTAAGACCCGCATCTGTGCTGTCGAAGAAGCTTGTTCTAAAGCTACAAGAGTTCTGTTCAAAAGTAGTTGGAACACACAGCGTCTCTGTGAATTCCCCAAAGACTTTATAGCCAAATGAAAACATGCACTGGCCGTTCCAGATATATGACGTCGAACTAGTTGTAAAGACAAACCAATTCCGGCCTTTCAAATACTTTATAGAAACAACATCCTTTGCAAACCACTCAAAACCTAGGTCAGTCGCCGTCCCTTGTGCATCCACAGCCACGAGAGTGTTAAACTTAGAGAGATAAATCGCAGTCTGATTATTCGCAGCCCCTATCATGCGTGAATGAGCGAGGGGAATTCTCAAACTTTTGTGCCCAAACAACTGATCGGCGTACATCATAAGATGTGCACCGCTTGTCCCTAAAGCAAGAACACTCTGGGTCATGGGAAGAAGAAGCTTTACTTTTCCAATATTAGGGTGCACAAACCCAGCTGTGTTTTGCTTATCTATTGTAAAACTATCAAAGGCAATATCTGACCAAGCTATGAAGCCTTCATCAAGAGAGTTTGTAGAATCCAAGATGCCTCCGGCAATAATCTGTCCGTTGAAGCCAATAAGACTATTGCACAACGGAATAGAGTTCCCACTCGGATTAACATTGTAGATGCCATCTGCATCTATGAAGAACGTCTTCGAAGCTGTTTGAATCCACACAACTTTGATAAGATCCACAAAGCTTAGGGTGCCCGTAACGTCTGCGCCGGCATACATAGGGGTGCCGCTACTCGTCTTGTATACATTTCCACTATTTACATAATAATCCTCGGTGCCTCTTGTAAAGGGAATTGCATCATCAATCTTTGTAGTACTCTCCGCCGGGATCGGATACAAAGCATGGCCGTTTGACCAAAGGTTCTTAATCTCCACCAGGCCGGGAATGTCACCACTAAGTGGGGTTAGACCCATCTTCAAGATTGCCGACAAGTCCGATTGTCTTGATCTCATTTTGGTCTACCTCCTTAAAAGTGAATCCAACTATACAGGACGCTGCAGCTTTTCCACTGTTCACAATGTTTATCAAGACATAAGATAGAGCAGGAACCTTAGCTTCTACTGCGTACACTCTGAAGGCATCCTGCACTCTTGTTTCAACCCTCTGACTTACGCCCTTAGCCACAGCTGTTATTTTGACATGAAGATCTTTGATGCCATCGGGTGTTACAGTCATGAGATCTTGAATAACACCAGCGATGGGAAAAGGAAAGACCTGTTTGAACTCTTCCCCGGCTTCAATCGTGCAAGAAAAGCCCATCGGAATCTTCGTACTTATTGTTGTAATATCCTTCGGTTGTCGTTGCATAGATCTTGTAAGATGCCCCTCAAGCTCTCTCTTGAGATCCTCTATGTTATTCGCCTTCAGCTCTATGGAGTCCGGCCTAGTTCTATAAGTAACCATTAGCGTTTACCTCTCTTTCAACTTCTTCAACACTCTTCAACTGTTGGCCAGCCAAAACTTGTTCTTCCAAACCAATCTTTGAGGCCGCCAAAGGGAGGATTTCTTGCAAAGAAAGGGAGCCATCCGCTAGTTCAATTTCATAAACAGCTTCTGCAAACTCCCTCTCTTTCTCTGCCAACTTAGGATATTTGTCTCTAAAATCTTTCATGATCCCTTGCATGCCTTTGGTTCGTACTACCAAGCTTGTGATGATCTCCGGCAAGAGGCAAAGTGTCTTCTCAATGGCCTGATTGAAAACTCTTTCCAGTGCTGCATCAAGGATTGCCCGATCCAGCTTTTGAAACTCCTCATCTGTTATAAACATCTCAGCCCTCCATTTGATTTATCTGTTCTGTTTCATAAAAGTCATAGATAATCTCAGATACTTGTGCCCTAAGATCTTTGTAGATTTTCGTACTTTCATCGATGTTCAAAAGATCTTTAACAGTCAAATAGTTCATTGCCTGTAACACGAGAGAGGGCTGTCTAAGAGTCCAGTAGTTCGAACTGTTTGTAACACCATCAAGCTCGACGGCGTAGTTCAAACTCTCAATTTCAACCACAGAAGCTTCGGAGGCCTTTGGATAGATGACAAGATAAAATCCCCTGTCGGTAGGTGCCGTAAGGACGGTCTCGACATTCAAGATTGTTTTAAGGGCACTATCTATGGTCTGGCTTCCCAAGCTCTTCGGCAAGACATCATAGATGTAAGCTTCAATCTCATTACGGTAGGCATATCTTATAGCGGCCGAATCTACTTTGGTCAACAGCCAACTATCAGAGGCTGTATGAAGATAGACCTTATGCAAAACTCTAAGGTCAACCGGAATATCTATAACACCATCATCTACAGAGAGATCGAAGAAGTATCGATAGCTCCTCTTGCCGCTGTTCTCCATCGTATCTAGCAGCTTACAAGCTTCATTGACCAGCAAAGTTATGTCAGTCGTCGAAAGGTCGAGGCGCCCAGATCTTGCTATAAACGTATTAGAAATATCGAGAATATTCATATCTACGAGCCTTTCTGTAGGAGGAGGAAATACGTCTCACTGTTGATAGTGATTGGAATCTTGTGCGTAGAAGCAACAGCTGGTGCGCTATAAACGATTTCATTAACAGTAAGATATTCACAAGTCAACCTTCCAGGAAGTACAACATCGTTTGGGAGGCTTATCGTAGGGTTGTCAGATAATCCAGTTGGGTTGGAAACAACAACTTGGTCGGCCGTCCCCTCCAGAGAACGAAGAACAAAGGTGTCTTCTCCAGTCCTTACTATAAGCCCAATAGATGAAAGGGCTTTCAGACTTGTCCACAGCGTATCTTCTGTGAGAACCTCTTCAGCGATTGAAGAAACATCCGCTTTTGTGGCAACCTGATCTTCAGACATCCCAGCATCTGATGTGTCGTCATAGATATAAGGTCCTTGCGAACCTAGATAGAAATTCCTAAGTGCCATGATTGTCCATCCTTTAATGTTGAAAATTTCAACATCACCTTATTGGCAGGCTTTGAAGTTATCGCCACCTGCCATCTTTCTATGCAGCAGTCACATTAAGAAGCGGGGGCATTCCCCAGGCCATTGATAATTCCATGGCTCTTCTCAAAGTGAACTTCCAGGCCGGCCTCAGTGAGATATTCCGACTTCTCACCATCGAGGTCATTGCTCTGGCGATTCGGCAGATACTTCGTATCGTCAATATACCGGTATTTGACGTACTTAGTATCCAGGCAGAACATCTCACTTCGAGTAGCTGCATCCATAGTCATCAGCGGATGGCTCTTCAGGAGCAGTGTACCGAAAGGAGTTACCAGTTCCTGAACTTTAAAGCCGTAAGCCATAGTCTGCGGAGTCAAGGCAACCTGAGTTGAGGACAGCGCAGCAAGGAGTTTTTGCATAGCAAGCAAAACGCCGGAACCGCAGAATGCAATCTTCTCCTGGCTACCGTACCGGAACAACTCTTCCAGACGATCCATCAGCCAGTTATAGTTCTTCTGAGCATCTGCGGCGGAACCTGCCCAGGTAGTGGAACCAACACTGGTAGCTGCGCGGAAATCATTCTTGTTCGAAGTAATAAACCCTCGAACGCCGCCGGTAATCCGGAGAGGCTGGCTGTTACTGCCAGTGGTGACATACTTTGCGCCGTTAAACAGGAAGGCACGTTCCATCTCAATAGAGTGCAGCTCCAGGCACTCTTTCTTAGCCTGAGCTACTGCATTGCCGGTACGAAGCTTAGTCTTCGCAGCTGTACGAGTGTTCTCCAGGCTGTTGCGGAAAATCTGGGTATAGTTGCTATACTCCGTGGGGTCATACCCAATAGCTGTTCCAAGGGTATCACCTTCAGGATATGCACTACCGCCTACCTGGCCAGCAGTATAGCTTGCCGAAGCCAGCGAAGTGAAGGTGGCACTAATCAGCTTGCCAGTTACATAGGAAGATGCGCCGTTCCGAGTAGGTGCGGCAGCGATCAGAACTTGAAAAATGTTACTGGCGATGACGCCAGAAGCAGGAGCACGAACAGTGATAACATGGCCGGCCTTGAAATTCTTAACATCAGCCTCAGCCATCTTGATCCAGACAGAAGCTCCTTGGGTCTTCGAAGCTGCAGTCCATGCCGTAGTCAGGGCGTCGCTATAGACACCGGTGACAGTAACTGATTGAGCAGGCAACTCTTTCTCAAACCAGTGATAGATAGGATCTGTCGTACTCTCAGAACCCATCAAGGCAGTTAGGGCAGTCAGCGGAGCTTGCCCATTCGGATAAAGCATGAGAATCATCTCACGCCAGTTTTCAGGACGCCTTGCCAGTGAGCCATCAGCACCAAAAGACGTCGAACCTCTTAGTCCAGTAATCGGATCTGCCATTGCTATTTCCTCTCTTTCTTTCTATTGCAGATTAAACATATCTGCTGCGTTGGGGTCAAAAAACTCTTGCTTGCCTGTTGGTTTTGCTGTGTTCTTCTTCGATCCGGCGAATGCGGGCTTCTGAGTTGCCTGGCTTTGTTGCCTTTCAATAGTCTTCCCAGACGACAACCCTAGTCTCTTTCTTGCTTCATTCGCAGTGATCTTGAAAATGTTCTCATACGTCTCGTTAGGATTACTTCTTTCTACTTCAGACATAACAAACTGGACAAACTTGCCATAGGGTGCTAAGTCCTGATTAGCTGTGTAAAAGTCCGACACTGCCCGGCTTACCATCACTTGGCGGTTAACCTCACTTTGGATCGCCGCCTGCATGTTTTGTTGCATCACCGAGATTGCTCTATTAAAAGCTATGTTTAACAGCTGAGGCTCATCTATAATTCGATCTATCTCTTCGTCCGACAAGAAGCTCTGTAGAACTTCCTTCTTTTGTTCCTTCTTCTCTTTTGGCTCTTCAACCTCTTTTACATCCTCTTTAACCTTCTGAACCATCGGATCTGCTGAGAGCTGTTCCGTCAGTTTGACAATCTGCTCCCGGAGGATTGCGTTGATATCTTCTGGCTCTTGCTCCTCTTCTTTTTCCTCCCCAACTTTCTGCTCTTCTTCCTTCTTCTCTTCTACTTTTTCAGCTTTTCCAGCTTTTTCAGGATCTTGAATCTCTTCTTTGATCTCCTCTTTGACCTCCTCCTTAGGAGGTTCCTCTTCCTTAGGGGCATCGCCCAGCAGCTCGCCAATAAAATCCAACTGTTCCTCTTCAATCATGTTCGGCATCATTTATCTCCTTTTGGTTTCTCTCCTTATCTTCGATGCTCAAGAAGATTAAGGTAGGTAACTGGCGTATGAAATCCAACTCTGTTAACTTTCCCCTAAGGACGTCCGGAGACCACTCCTTGTCTGAGTCTTTGAAGAGTTGGATTAGATATTTTTCCCTTTCTTCAAGCTCAAATAAGATGGCCTTCCAGACGTCACTTTTCAGGAAATCCTTCCATGTCGATAGAGAAAGGTTAGTACCCTCCCAACTCTGTTGCGACTTGCCCAAGCTCATCCATTGGTACAATGTTTCCAGCCGCCGCATCTTGAATAACTTTTTGATCAGGTTGTAGAAGAGCACCGAGTTGTCCTCCCTCTTTATCTATGAATTCGCCTACATTCTTTGCGCCATTCAACCGAGCCATATGCTGGAAAATCCTCTGAGCGTTGAACATTCCAAGTTTGTCACTTTGCAAGATAGCTGCAAAGTTCCTAGTCCAGAAATCATTCGTAAGAGCATCCGCGGTAGCACTTGTTCCATCTTTAAAGATAATGTCAAAGTCCGCTAAGATATCATATGGACTGATCTGTCTTGCTTTATCCGGCGAAAGTCCGAATTCTTCCATCAACTGGGATGGCCACTCCCCACTTGCTTTTGCATAGATCTCCTGTGACATAAGCTGCTGAGTATGGGAGGCATGAAAATAAGCCAGGTCAATCATATACTGTTTTGAGATAATCTTACTGATGTGCTCCAGCCTAGAGACAGCCATCTGCATAGTTCCGGAGTACTCCTGAGCAGTTACACGCTCCCCACCTGAGCGTTGGATACCCATAGTTGCATCTGTTGCCGCACTTGCTTTCTGCATCAAAGCCATGATCTGCTCAGCATCTTGCATATTTCTAGCAGTTATATCACTCACCTTAAGCTGTTCTACTGCTCCAGCTACTCCGCGTCCCCAAGCACTTCTACGAAGCCTTACCAACTTCCCAGGTGCTGGATTCTCAAGGTCTTCCATATTCACAAGAGAGGGATCAACAATAAGCATATCGTTGATTGCCTTTCTTACGTTGGCAATATGACTGTTGAACATCCAATTCAGTGTTGTCTGTAAACCATCGATTAGTTCCATCCTAGATAGAGGCGTAATCGAATAGCCATCATAGTCCGGAGCAGCTACTGCAATTGGATACCTATTGTGATTCAGCCCAAGAGGCATAGCCCTCAAAACAAGAGTTTCGTTTGCAATAGTAAAGAGCCAGATCTCCGGAAACTCTCCGTTCGGATTCCCTTCGCTGCCCTTAATCTTCCACTCTTTCGGAATGATCTTCATGTACATATGTATAAGGGTAACGTAGTTTCTCCGGGTGGATGTCTCCACATTCTGCGGCTCTTTCTTCGAGATTCTCTTCGAAGCATCGCAGGAGTACTTTGACGTAATATTCTGGTACTTTCCAGTCCGAAGATACTTTACATTAACATAGCCATTTCCACTAGCCTCATCTGCCAGGAGCTTATTAAAGCTTTGAAACTCAATCCAACCTACATAGTCGCCGGCCTGGATATTATGTATAGATACGTTCGGATCCGGAAGGAATTTATACGGATCAATCGCTATTACCTCATTCCCCTCGTAAAGCAAAGCATCTTTGTTCGACTTGACCTGATTGGATCCAACTGGATCTCCGAACATTCCATAAATAGGAATATTCTCCAAAACAGTTTTCTTCCCCCATACCTCTGACCATGCGATTGTACTTGCGCCAAAGCCATAAGCCAGGGAGTCTCTCAAACTTGTATGCATCTCCAAATCGCTTTTGAACCGCCGTACCTGTTGATTGACCACCAACTCCAGGAGCTTAGCCGGAAGAGTGTCCTCTGGCGCATAGCCATCGTATTGAAAAACACTATCAGAGAGAAGCCCCTTTGTTAGATAGGCCATGATAGTTTCGATCGTCGCATAGCTGTAGGGCACCACAATCGATGTCGGGCGTCTCTTATCTTTCGCCTTCAACATCTTTTCTGCATCATCTGCAGGAATGTAGACCTTCAAAGTATTGTCAATATCATTCCAGGTAGTGTGCCTATTACTCATCTGTGCGTAAGAGTCTTCTGCCGCCTTTACAACGTTGTCCATAATTCTCTTATGCAGAGGACTATCAGGTCTGATATCCACCCTCGAGTCATATTCATATTGAATATTCTTGAAGGCTTGCTCAGAAGTTGTAGATGTATTTCCATAGACTATATTCGGCATAACATATCCTCTCTAGCGTACACAGGGACTATAGCACAGAGTTGTTTAGTTGTCAAGAATTATTATATTACCGAGGGCGTTCTTTCTCTAAGTTGATATTGAAAATTTCAATATTAAACTTAGGCCGGCCATCCCACTGTTATATCATATGCCTCGACTTCTTCGATAGTCGTCAGAAGATTGATCGCAGTCGAATGAACTTTTTCATTTGAAAAACAGGCTTGCACATGATCTGCCACTGCACTTGCCAGAAACTCAACGGTGGCCTTGTCAATCTGCGTCCATGTTCCGTCAGATGTTTTCCAATCTATCAATCTTGTTGGGTTAAGCTGAACAGCTACATAGGCTCCCGTTAAAGTTGCCTGAGATTCCCGGTCTGTGAGGATAGACGTACCAGCTACTGTGATACCACCGACTTCTTTGGAGTAACGATAAGCTGCTAAAGTTGCCAATGCGCTTGTAATTACCTCAATAAGACTGTTATTTTTAATAAGTTCGCCATCTATAAAATGTGTAGCTTGGATAAAAGCTTCGTCATTCACAGGCAAGCAATGGATATACCCACTTTCCTCATCATATACTCCAGACGTTTTTATTTTTTCAATTATCTTATAACTACTGTCGATCAGAATATAATAATTAAGCATAGTTATCTCTTCCCCGGTAGGATAGCAAAATAAATATATTTACTGCCCATAGATAAGCTGGATGATGGGCATTCAATAGTTACATAAAAATATCCGTTGTTTAAGGCACCCAGATAAATCCAACCATCAAAAACTCCAGCTGCTGCAATAGCTGCTGTTGTTATATAACCAGATCCGATAGGCCAGGAACCTCCAGTTGAGTGACGTAAAGTAAGTGTTGTAGATGTGTTAGCGCTAACTGCTTGGCCGCTTACACTTATTTTAAGGTTTGCAATTACTTTTCCACCTTCGGAATATACCGTAGGAGTTGTATAAATCGTCTGGCCATTGGTAAAAGTTAGTCCCGATGTTAGCGCTGATTCATAAAGAGTAGGAACCCAAATAGCATCACCAGCAATATTAGCAGTTTGAGCTGTAAAGCCACTTGTGTTAACCTGAGTAGCTGTGAGAACGCCTGTATATACTCCGCTGCTATTAATATAAGTCCCATTCGGAATAGTAGGTTGACTGGTAACTTGACTCCACGACAGTGTTGCACTTGGGCCCATCGTTATATTAGTGCCTACAATCAACTCACTTGTAGCGATCCTATCAGCTGTTATAGATCCCGCAGCTATGTTGGTCGCTGTCAAGCCTGTGATTCTGGCATTATCTATATAGACAACCCCATCTGTTACAATAAACGGCAAAGCTGTAGATGCCCCTGGCTTACCGATGGCAAACTTATCTGCATGGACTAGAAACGTAGATGAGCTGCCGTCATTCGAAAGACCAAATCCCGAAATATAGCCATCGACATCTAACTTTACGGTATACTGTGCATAGAGAGAGGCAGAAACACTCTTCCAGTAAGTTACATTAGGCGGAGTATTAGTCCCATCGCTTGTGTGCTGTAAAATACATTGATAAATATTCAAAGCGTAGACAACGCTCATCCCTTCGTAGTAGGTAACTCCAGTTGCCCAGTCTGCCCCAACTACCGTTGCTCTCACAGCTTGCTCTGTACTAATCGCTGCTGAATAACCTCCAACTGTTGTGCTCAGCGTACTAACAGTAGATGCCAATGCATCTACCTCACCATCCAACGCAGATATAGCTGTCGTATTATTGCTTACAACAACAGCTTGAGCTGATACACTTCCATCTATGTTTGAAACTTCCGTGCTTAGAAGACTAATATCTTGGTTTACTGCAACCAGTTCATTTTCCGCAACTGTAATTCTGCTATCCAGACCGGAAACATTAGTATTTGTTATAGCAAGATCGCTAGATAGATCAGTATAACCCTGCTCTGTTGCAGTTATCCTGCTATCATGTAATGTCAAAGAATCTTCATTAGCCGTAATTCTTGCGGCATCTGTAGCGATGCTTGTATTCAGAGTAGTATCAACCAACTCAAGATCAGCGATGGCCTGCAAGATAGACGATGCCCCCGCATCTATAAGATCAATCCTGCTTGACAATGAAGTAACAAGATGGGAACTTTCAATCTGGCCGGTCAACCCTGCAAGGATTTGATCAATCACATCTGGATCCGCCACATCCGGCGTTTCTCCATCCGCACCGGGAAGGCCCTCCCTAACGCTGTACTGGACAGCATAGATAGCCGGTGCAACATCTATTGTGATAACCCCTTCTTGGGAGATCACAACAGAGTTTGCTGCCTGCTCCACTGTTAGAACAGGCACATTATTTGCTATAACAATCTGATCGCTCATATTGCCTGTCTCACATTGACGGTAAAAGGATCACTATCCTGCACCAGTGTATCGACCGTGGTCCTGAAGATTGCACTATAAGTCCCTGCCGGCAAACTCCCCAGGAGAACAGTGCACTCTCCTGTGGTAGCGTTCACAATAGTTACAGTCCTCTGAGTAACTGGATCGGTACCTATCCGACATACGATAGAATACCCAGTTATATCCTTCGCAGCATTGTTTTCTTTATACTGAATAGCAGTTGGCTGCGTATCAGTTGATGTGACATTTATAACTGCTGCCATATGCTACTCCTTGGTGTTGAAATTTTCAATATCATCTTAAATAATTATTTCACCCTCTGCTTTCTCACCGTCTTGCACTCGGTCGAGCTGGTATTGTTCGCGCTATCCGTCCCGTTGTAGCAATAGTAGTGCAAAGCGATATTCCGCAGCACCTTAAACGGGGCGCTGTAGGTAGTGGATGGCGTGCAGACACCGGTTTTGCTCGTACAGTAACTGATCGTCGCTGTCTCATTGGCTGACAACGTGACGGTCTGGCTGCTGGTGTACCTGCCAGACGGGACGGTGGTGGAGATAACGGGAGGGGTTGTATCGCCGCCACCGACGCTGATCGTGTAGACCGATTCCTTGACCGTTTCTGTGTTTGGCACAGCATCAACCGAGTAATACCGCAGCGTGGTTGTCTCGCTAATACTGAGAGGCGTACTATAAGCGATCGTGGGCGTGCAGCCTGATCCAGTACAGTAGTAGGTATTTATGCAACCATTAGCGTCAGTACAAACAAGAGACACTGTTTGCGTACTGCTATAGGTGCCACCAACCGGTGACGGGATCGTGGTAGGGGCGGTTTCATCATCACCAACAGCCGGGGCTTCGGTGTCTATTTCAAGTGATCCGTTAGCATCTGTAAGTGTAAAATCTCCGGTGCTGGTGTAATAATCCCACGCCGTTGTCTGGCTGTCGTAAGCCGTGGTAAACATCGTACCCACCTCAACTCCATGGGGTTGATAGTACACACTCAGCGGTGTACTGGACGATGAACCCACATCATGCAGTTCGTAGTCATACACAATCACGTATGCTTGGCCGTTGGCATCGGTAATCACTTCGGTATTGTTGATATTGCCAGCTGACGGAATTTGTCCGTTCAACGGTGTTGTCACCGTGGTTGCGCTCTTCTCATCATATACTGACCTAGTATCACCACTTTGCAGATGGGTTTCCAGGGTCACGCCCGGTTGTACCACATTGCTGCTGTTCTTCACCGTAGCCGGCATCAGGCGACCGAAGATGACTGAATGCCACGCCCTAGTATCAGTCGGGTGGTTGCCAAAGTGCATATCAAGGCTGGTTTTAGCAGCACCATTCTGATAGACGTTGGAGACAAACTTGCCAGTACCGGTGAAATATCCACCAGAATCAGTGCCTATTGTTGCATAATTTGCAAAACTACCAGACTTCACGAAGGTATTTTGGATAAACAGCGGCCAGCCTGGGGCAGCGCCGTAGGAGTCACCCAGCGCGACGTTCATCACGTTACTGGTTATTGTGTTGCCCTTAAACACCAGACCTGAGTTATCAGCGCCCTGCGCATAATCATAGCCTGTTACCACAACACCCTTTGCCATCATAGTGCCGTCTTCGTCCAGGGCAGTAATGGTGTTGTTTTCAAATAGCGCTGTCTCGCCAGCCAGCAGCATCATCATAATACCACGGGCATTACTCTTGATGTATGCCGTTGCACCAGTCGGTGAATAGGTGCCGACATAGTATGAATCTGAATATACATTCACCACGTTATCATGGAAGTTTATCCTATTCCCGCCCCAAGTAGCCCTGAAACCAAGCGCTTCGTTACCAAGAATAGTTGCTGACGGGTTTGCTAGATAGGCTGAAGAATACTCTTCACCTAATGCCGTTACCTTTGAGTCAATAAAGTTGTTATAAACTTCGATATTATCAGTACCTTCAGAGCCAAAGCCAATACCAACAGGATGTTCCCCACGGGCAATAATGGTATTGTTATATACGACTATATTTTGGCCTTTGTAATGACCAATCCCTGTTGCATTTGTGGCGATTGAACGTGTGCTAATGTGGTTCTGATATACTGTTGCGTTGTTACCGGTATCAATCCCTCTGTGACGTACATTCAGCAACGTATTATAGCGATACACACCATTGATCGAGTTAATACCTTTTGATCCTGTCAAGGCATCAACACCTTGATGTCTGTTCTTCAGGGTACCAAACTGATAGGTATCTTCAACCGTGTTCTGTTCATACAGCCCCCCGTTATCGCCGGCACAGACAATACCGCCAACATCTCTTCCACCGTAACGAACATACAGATTAGCAACTTGCAAGTTATCCACGCTCACGCTGCCACCGGCCAGCGTGTTATAGGTGGAAACAGGGTTGTTACCGCGTCCATAAATGTCACCTTCAGACATGGCCGCACCTTGGATGATAGAGCCGTTGTAGATAGCAACGTCATTCAGATTCCACGTCCCAATAGTAACTCCTTCACCCGGTGCTGTCTGATTATAGGTAATCTGATAGCCATTCAGATTCAGGGCGACATAGTCTTTCATAATTACAAATGCGGTACTGTCAGCAGTAATATTGCCATCCAGAATATACTCAGTGTTTGCAGTATTAAGATACATCGGAGCAGACAGATGTCCGCCGGAGATATGTACGGTGTTGGTAATATAGCCGTTCTGCTTGACAAGGATAGTTGCCCTGGTGCATGAGGGCCAACCCGCAGTTGATGGGTTGCAGGTGGCACCTATGCCACCTACATCAGCAAACGCACATGATGTCATAAATATTGCAAATACAATTGTGCTAACGATTTTAGTCATATCACGCCTCATATCCAGTCTGAGTCCAGATTGTATAATACTCGTTTGCATACACGACTACACCTGTACGGGACGCATCAGTGCCAAGAATCATATTATTACTGCTATCATACACAGCGATACACATGGTATTTGACACCGTGCTGGATTCTGACGGTAGGGTAGTTGGCATTGTCGGATAGGCCGAATTTGCATTGCGCGAGGTAGTACCAGACACCCCTCCCACGTCAACCGATCCAGATGCAATAAACGCCAATTTATACGTTTCGCCATCAGTCAAGGTGCCGCTTATACTCGTAGTAACTGCCGTGTCGTTTGCAACGGTGGTACCTGCCGAAGAGGTTGCTACCAACGCTCCGGTGCTATCATACACACCAACATAATAGGTACTCCCTGCTCCATAGGTTGCGAACCTGACGGTAACGTGATCCATCGCTAAACCAGCAGCCCCAACCCCTTCGCCTGCTAATGTCACGGTGATGTCATCCTGCTCTGGCCATGAGACTGTCAGAGCGCCGGTAGCGGAACCAGCAGCAGAGGGGGAGAACCGCACGGTGATACTGGCATAGCCTCCGTCAGCAGCGATATTGAACGGGCCAGCAGAGGACAGCAGGCTAAAGCCCGTGCCGGTGACAGCTACCGTTACGTCCTCAGCGACCTCGTTACCGCTGTTGGTCAGGGTGAAGATATAGTCCGTATTGGTGCCAGTGTCCTTGCTGCCAAAGTCGTAGCTGGACAGGCCGAAGGAGAGGGATGGCAGCAGGTCTTCGTAGACAACCTGATTGCCACGACCAAAGCCAAAGCCGCTGCCAAAGGAGAAGAACATAACGCCTCCTATTCTCCCTGAACATTAGCGACAACTGTGCCAAAAATAAAAGTCACAGAGTCGACATTTTCTTGTAGAACCCAAACAATATCTAATTTATTAGCAAAAAGCCTCATCGTCTTTGTACTCTCATCGTTGTAATAATAATAGCAATCACCATCTGGTACCACTAAGATATATTGCCAGCCTGTGATATCAACATCAGGACTGCCCGTCTTACCAAAAGTAACGGTGCCAGTCATACTTGTAGTAACTTGGGATTTGTCCGGATCCGGAATAGCTGCCTGGATAATTCCACTTGTATAAGGACATCCTCGCATGTTTGTCTCCTTTGTTTTTATATCTAAGATGATATTGAAATTTCAAACATCAACTTTGTTCTGCTTCAAAAAGTCGGTACAATATTTAAGGTCATTCTCAAAACTCACTTTACAGTGGTCTTTCTGAAAAAAGAGCAAACCATCAATAACTGCTCGAAACTTCCAATCTTCACGATAAGCCCGCCCGGATATAGATTCATTAGGATGACCTTTCAAGAACATTGTGTTGCAAAGTTGAGAAAGCGCATCACCTGTACGTAACCACCACGGTCTTGTGTCTGTTCTAGTCATTATTCCTTCCCCTTTGGACTTGGGCTTTGTGCTTTATCATAGCTTCTATAAGCACCCAAACCGAGGATGCCGATCAAAACCTGCATGGTAATACTAGTGTCTATGACTGGGAAATCGCCAGTGTAACCATACACCCTTGCTGCCCAACTCATAAAAGGTTCGATGATAGCCGCATAGGCTAGTGCAAAACCACCTGTCCAGCCAACAAAGGGACGCCAACCGGCAACAAAGATATTATCACTCTTAGCTTCTTCAAGGTTGATAATGGTCTGGGCTTGTGTTGCGGCTAGTTCAAGCTCAAGAATCTTCTGGCTGATCTCTGCTTTCTTTTCAGCAGAAACGTCTCCTGTGATGGCCTCTCTGATGTCCTTTGCCAGAGTCCCTATACCACCTAAAAGTCCACCCACCGCCCCGCTTGATAAATCAGTCAACCAGCTCATTGTGTTTGTCTCCTTTTATCGGCATAAAGTTAACGATGCAACCTGTGTGAAACTTTCCGTCCAGTGAACAATAGTTCTTCTTCGGATGGTACAGAAAACAATGTGGCTTGCCATCTTTAACACAAACACACTCTTCTGAAAGTCTAGTCACTTTATACCTCCAGCTTTACTCAAACCTTGTGCCAACGAAACCCAAAAGCCTTTGGTCAGCAGTGCTATAATACCACCCATAATAGCGGTTAGGAGAGTTATACCTATAACATTAGCTGTACCATTGAATATTTTGACAAACCTTTTGATCAACGAATATTCTTCTGGCGTAAATGGACAATTACATGGCTGTGCAAGCTGCATGGCATGCACTAAGGCGGTGATGTCGGCATCAGTAAGTGTACGTTCATGTTCCGGCATGTTCAATCCTCCAGCTCAAAGTGTGGTAAATCATTAAATGTCTGATCATCCAGTAGGGTATCAGAGTCCCAATCACCGCCCCACCTTAGGTTAATCCCCATCTGTTTTGCAGTGCCTACCATGAAGCCAGCGAAGTATCTCATTCTAGCAGTGTCCTTGAAGTTGATCGGATACGGATAGATGTCAACGGCCTGGGAAGGGATCTTATTATGTGCAGACTCCGGCCACGGGGCCTTACTAGCGCCTCTGGCAAAAGCATCGTTCTGTTCCTCCTTGTCCCGATGACCGCACGTCACTGTAAAGTCAAAATGCTTAATGACCTCTTTACACACAGCCTGTAAACGTGGATCGCAGGTGGCCAGGTTATCAAGTGAGCGTTTAGAAAAAGATGGCATCTCTATCCCTCCTTGATATTGAAAATTTCAATATCAAAGTTTTAACAATGTAGATATCTTCCAACAGAACATTCCAGTTTGTCTTCCGCCCTCAAAGCTTCGTATTCATCCAACTCACTTTGATCGACCCTCGCAGGCCGGGCAGAGAAGTGCCTTTCGCCAAGGTCAAACATCTCTATGCAATTGGCAAAACAGTCCATCACGTCCCAATACTTTGAGTAGGGAAAACTCAGAAGTTGGCTCTCCAGAGATCCTCGGACATGCAAAGCTTCGTTGTGATAAACAGCTCCCATACGGTACAACGGAGCTAGCGCTGCCACCCTTAGATCTTTCGCCTTAATCGCCTTTATCTCAATAAGATTGATATAGCTTCTCTGTTGTGCAATAAACTGCTGAAATGGGTACGTGATAAAGTTGTTTAGACCGGTAACTTCCAGGCCAATATTCGGAGTGTTGAAACGCTTCGCCATCTCGAGCGCCTTCATAAAGATCATGTCTGGTAACAATCTATCGTTAATACACTCCCTGAAGTAGATCTTCCCCAGTGTAGCGTTGAAGCCAACTGCAATTATGGCCGTAAAGGCACTTTGTGTATTAGCAGTCTTGGCCGGATCGATCAAGATCACTGTTTCAATTTGCTTGTTTTTCAGTTCAGCATCGAACTCAGGTGAACCCTCACGGTAGTAACGAAACATAGATTGCTGGAAGGTCGCGGTCTCACCAGCAATAACGATATTTCTGAATTCCATGAAAAAGATATCAAGGAGGCCGCGCTGACGGTAGGCTTCGGCTCTTGCTCGAATGCTCTCGGTGCTGATGAATTCCGGCCAGATACTTTCGTAGTTATCATCGCAAGCCTCTAGGCGGACAGTGTGAAAACTTTCTTTGCTTTTCATCAGATTGTTGAGTTCTTCTTTGTCTGGGTTGTCAAAGTCCAGATCTGTCTTTTCATCTATTAGATTACTCAAAAGACTGTCCTGATGCACAACAGTTCCGATCAACACAAGCCTACTGTTCGAGGCATCGCTGTTGTCCATCGCTCCCAGGAGATCTCCGAAGAACCACTTCTTGAGCTTTTTCCTGTTCTCTTCACTTTGTGCTTCATCTTTCGATTCGAGATCATCCACAAGAAAGAGGGTCGGTCTGTGCTTTCCCCACTTAAGACCCCTGATCTGGTTGCCTGCACCTTTTGCTTGTATAAAACAAAAGGGCTTGCCTGTACTATCTACGAGCTCAATTTCACCTTTCTCTTCCGCCCACTTGTCGCCTTGCAAATTCCCGAAGAGCTCTTTAACAAGTTCATTTTCCGTCAACTCCCGGGCGAGTGTCTTAACCTTTTGAGCCGCTTCCGCAGCTGTGGCGCTGATATAAACTATATAGGGCGCATGCCGGAAGAGAGCTTTTCTAGCTGTAAAACACAGACCAATCAGAGTGGTCTTGCCGAATCCCCTTGGTGCAGCAATAGCTGCAAGACGTTTGGAATCATCATCAAGGATGTCCAAGATCGTCCTGTGAAGGGGGCAGAATGGCCTGGTGATGTGATCTCCAAAGAGAGTAACCGCTGCATCTGCTGTTGAATCGACACAGCTTTCTATCAACTCTAAAAGGTCCGGATTATCAATCCCGATGTCGAGCATCAGAGAAGTTCTCCCTCGATAACTTGTGTGCTTTGCACACACTGAGAGTGTTGCACAGTTTGCCCTTCAGACTCGCACTGGCGCCCTGCGGGACAGACCAGCCCAGTTCGCCCTTCGGGACTCACGGGCAAAGAGAGATTAGCCAGCAAAGCTGCTCTCCTTTCCTTCAAGAGACTGATCCTATCTTCGTTCAGGACAACGGAGACGGAGCGCTGTTCAACCTTTGTAACCTTCCCATGACCTTCGCGATCAAGAAAGTCTTGGGCTACCTTTATCTTCTGTTGAACAGAAACGCCTTCTGCATATTCATCTTCTCCTTTGATAATCTTAAGGAGTTCAGAGACACCAACCTGTGCGCCTTCCCTAATCTGCTCTCGAATATCCATAGCTCTGTCGTCTTTAGTAGCAGAGAGCTTTGCCATATAGTCTTTAAACACCGGACTGTTCATCATGGTCGATAGCCAAGCGGGAGTGTATCCTAGGCGCTTGGCGATGTCAATGGGTCGTTGGCCGGCCAGGAGGAGGCGTGCAACCTCTTTATGCCTTTCCCATAAATATGTAACAGGCTTAGCGCTATTTAAAGATCCTGACGGCACTCTCATCTTAACACCTCTAATAAGGCTTTCTCAATATCTCTTAAGGGCTGCGGAGCTACTATATACCTCCGTCGGCCTATCCGCTTTTATGCATCCTATGCGCGTGGCTTCGCACTATTTAACGTACCAGATGGAACTCGCATATGGAGATTTCCTTTCATAGATTACAGACATATTATAGAGGGTTAGAGAGAGCTAGTCAAGGATAATAATGTTGTGCTATTTCTCCCTATGATGCAGAAATAAAAAACGGCGGAAAATTTTTCTAAGATTGATATTGAAATTTTCAATATCAACTTTGTAGAAAAGCAGAAGGCCGGCCATTGAACAAGATCTTCGAAGAGATCTTCGAAGAGAACATCGAAGAAAAGGTCTTAGAAAATAGAAGTGGTGAAACCACACAATTTGGTGCTATTATAAACCTTTGTACGTATTTCCCAAAGTAGTCTCCGGCGCCATCTGTATCGAAAATCCCCCGTATGCCCCCCATACACCTTGGCACACCGCATGCAATGTAATAGTCAGAACGCCAAGTGCGGTGGGCACTCGGACCGTTACTGCTCGACAACCCCTGCATGGTCTTTGGCAATCAAATACCGACAGCGCCCGGCTGGGCTGTACACTACCCAGCGGTGAAAATCCTGAAAACATGGGGCGCTGATGGAATGCTGTGAAGCATCCTATAAATCTGGTGTTCTGATATACTCCTGAGGGACTTACCCTATCTTATTTAAGAAGACCTAAAAGGAGAATATCATGGAAAACATTCAAGTTGAATTTACCTGTAGACTCGACCGCAACGCTGATGAGAAAGCCTATCAGGTTACTCTCGACCTCTCTTCGATAACAAAAGAAGATTGGGACGAGTTTGCCCTGCGGTCGATCATCATAGCTTGTCAATCTTCCATCAGAGCTTATGAAAAGCTCGAAGATAAGAGTGACAAAAAGAGTCCGATCGCAGGAAACATCTACAAAGTTAACAAACCTGGGACTCGTTCCCAAGCAGATCCGGAAAAAACAGCTGCAGCGGCGAAGAAGCTCTTGGGAAAACTCACCCCGGAGCAGCTTGCCAACCTCCTGGCCAGCCTCGGCTAACTTTGAAGAGTCCCTCAAGGGTATATTAGAGCACCAGATTCTATCAAAACACAAAGGAGAAAGCCATGACCGAAGCTAGAAAAGCTACCATTGAGAGGATTGTTAAAGAACTCTTGGAGCCGAAAGAGAAAGATGTAGAAAGATTCAACCTTGTTCTGAGGCTCCTAGATATCGAAAAGCCATAACCTGTTGAAATCATTATGATTTTCTGTACAACCTAACAGTGTAGTAGTGTAGCATTGTAGCATCATTTCAATGGGGGTGTATTCGTAGGACAAATATTTGTAATTCAACATCATCTATGTAACACTGTATAAGGTTGTATATCCGCCTAAGGTGGAAATCCCTTATTATCTTAAAAAAAATTTTTTTTTTATAAGATATGTAGAAATTCAACCTTAGAGAATCTCTTAAGATATTGACCTACAACCATCTTACTTGTGACATCTCAGTTGATGTTGAAATTTTCAATACCAAGGGTGGGCATGGATTTCATGCTACACTGCTACACTCCTACACTTTGCGCCTTGCCAATGTTCTACTTATCTATACCAATGGCCGGCCAGTTAATGTTGAAATTTTCAACATCAAACTAACAAAACCCATCCAAGATAGCGCAGCTATCCGGCTTTTGAAAATTTTCTTGCCTTTTGAAAATTTTCTTGCATATCTTCGCTGCCCCATGTTATATTTGTTGCCCAGTCGGGCTTCGCTCGACCAACAACAGGCCTTGCGGCCTCTACCCAAAGGAGATTTACAATGTCAAATCCTATCGAAGACCTATTAAAGAAGCTTATCAACGACCCTTCTCTGCTCAAGACCCTCGAAAAGATGGCCGGCGAATCTGTCAAGGCTACCCTCAAAGAGAAGAAGCGCATCCGAGAGCAGGAGCGTTTCGGCTCTTTGGACTACATTAACCAAGT